GTTCTACAACATATTGCCAGAACACGGCCCCGAATCCGGCATATCTTACCCTCCATGAAGGGGATTTGTGGATTGATACCTCGGATGGAACCGGAGAAACAAACGGCAATCAATCCCTGTACAGGTGGGATGGTTCACAGTGGGTATCCGTACAGGATTTGAACATTCCTGCTATTGTTACGGCTCTTACCGAGGCACAGGCCCGGTTAAACGTGCTTGATACGGAGATTGAATCTGCCGTTGATGCAACCTACGTTACGAATCAGCTTGATTCAATGCTCCAGCAGTTTAACAGCACGTTGCAACAGACCGCGCAGGATTTGACCGCAACATTCAATGTCAACATTGAAAGCGCAACAGGGGCCGTGGACACCAAATATTCCGCGTACATCCGCGCGAACGGTGACGGTGTGGAAATTGGCCGGTCTGACAGCGCGTTAAAGTGCGTCCTTAACAATGAACGATTGTCGTTCGTGTACAACAGTGGAAGCTCCACAAAAGAAGTTGCCTATTTCGCAAATGATAAACTTTTCATCACGTATGCACAGATCACAGATGAATTGATTATCGGTTCTGAAAATGACGAATACGGGCTTTTCAAGTGGACACGGACTCGAACCGGTCTGGGCTTGAAATATGTGAATGCGCTGTAAAGGAGGGAGAAAACATTGGCATCTGTTACTTATACACACTCGGCAGATGGTAACAACTGGACAATGAATGTTGGAACCTCCAAAAGTTTCGGCTTTTCATATTCTTCCGGTACGGTTCCCCCGTCAAGCGCAACGGTAACAAAAGTCGCTGTATCATTTTCCAACATCGTTGTTTATACATCACAGAATCCCAGAATCAGTATCGGAACTATCGGAACCCTTAGTCTTTCGGCATCGGACGGTGGATCACAGTCCGGTAACATTTCGTTTGATTCATCGGCGGCGCTATCTTTTGCGCGAACCGGTGGAAACCTTACCCTGACAACGAACGCGGATCGTGAATCCGGTAAAACGTGCGCGTCTATACGTTCTAACTGTGCTATCACAATTACAATAACGTACAGCGTAACAAGTAAGTCAACCGGCACACTGAATAAGTCAAGCGTTATACAGGGACAAACCATAGGCATGACCCTCACCGTTGCGGACTCCGCGTTTAACCATAAGGTAACGTGGTCTGACAGCGGAGGCCACACAACAACGCAATCATTAAGCGCCGGTACGGCAAGCACAACATTCACTGTTCCCACAACATGGTCTGTGGGCAGTGCTTCCGCGATCCTGTACACGTACAACGGTTCAACCCTTGTCGGCAGTAACACATATTCATTCACTATTACAGTGGATGGATCAACGATCTATCCGACAACCGGAAACCTGACCGTTGCACTTGTACAAAGTGAGTATGTTCCGTCAGGCTGGGGCGTGTATGTGAAGGGACTTAGCAGAGCTACACTGGCGATGAACAGCGCCAGCGCCGGAACCTCGGCCACGATTACCAATATAACGTTGGCTTGTGGTTCACAGTCCCAGAGCACTACGAACACCAAACAATTTACAACCGGTGTGCTTGCGGAAACAGGATCAATTCAATGTACGGGCCGTGTTACGAATAGTTTCGGCAATTCAGCAACGGCGGCGGCACAGACGATCATTGTTTATGATTACTTTGATCCGCAGATTACCAAACTGCAAGCGTACAGGTGTAAATCCGCTACAGACTCCACCCCGGATGATACCGGAGCATATATCGCCGTGTCCGTGCAGGTGAACATTGCGGACGTGAACAGCCTTAACAGCCTGATATCATTGACCGCACAGTACAAGAAAGCAACGGCCACAACATGGAGTACCGGCGTTGCTATCACGAACGGCGGCACAACGATCATTGCCGGGGATATCCTCACCACGGATGAAGATACCTACGAGGTGCGGATTATCGCCATTGATACGATCCAAAATCTGAAAGGCACGTATTCACAGAAAGACGGTACAGCCCTGATTGCTGACTCCATCATTCATATTCTGAACGGCGGCTTGAACGTGTCTTTCGGTAAGGAAGGTTCGCGGCAGAATGCCATTGAGATCAATGAAGAATGGGATATCTACCACGGCGATACAAAGCTCAACGGAACCGTACCCGTTGATCGCGGTGGCACAGGCGCAACAGACGCGGCAGGAGCCAGAACGAACCTCGGCATTACCCCGGCGAACATCGGCGCGGCGGCTTCTGATCACAATCATGCCCTTGCAAACTGCACCGGAACACTTGCTGTGAATAAAGGCGGTACTGGTGCAACAGACGCGGCAACGGCACTTTCAAACTTAGGAGCGGCGGCGGCAAGTCACAATCACTCGGCAAACAACATCACATCCGGTACGCTCAACGCGGCGCGGCTTCCGTTCAAGGTGAAATACGGAACTGCCACTATTGCGGCATCATGGACAAGCGTCAGCCTTTCCGGGTTCTCCAGTACGCCCATGATTCTATGCACATACACGGATGACGCAACATCCTCCGGTATCAACGTGATTAAGACACGGAACCGGAGCGCGTCTTCCTTTGAAGTGTGTACAGCGGGTTCAAGTGCCACATACAGAACAATCTGCTGGCTGGCAATCGGAACCTAAACACCGGCGCAAACAGGAAGGGAAAGAACACGGCTACACGGAGGGGTGGAGCCGTGTTGTTATTCCATCCTGTTTTCCATAATAGCGCAATCCCGGAGAAAGGAGGGAAACAACATGAGAGCAGTTAGCGCGGAACGTATGGGTGTCAGGACAGACGGAACGGAAATTGTACAGGCGATGATCCTTTCTGATACCGTCCCGTCCCCGCTTCCCACGAACGGCGCAAACGTGACGGGCATGAACGCAAATCAGGTTTTTGCGCCTTTCTCCTTGCTATACGTGGTTGGAGAAGCAGACGCGAAAGTGTACATTGCTAACGAATCCGGCACGTTCATTCCTCAGTAAAGGAGGTGCAGTGGCGTGAAAATGACTTTCAACAAAGTTATGCAGTTGGTTCTGATGTTCTATAACCTTGCTAACCGGTACGCGGACGGTATCGCGGATGGATCAGCCGGGAAGGGGTGCTTGATCTATACCCGTGATGGTACTCTGTGTATCCGTACAGGCACATCACAGGATAAGACACTGGATGGAAGTTTGGAATACGGAACCCTGACGCTCAACCTCACGCTAATCCCTGACGGTTAATCAAGAAAGGAGATTCCTTATCATGGCGAATTATGTTGACCAGATCAACCTCAACGGCAATGTCGGTGACATTATGGGCTGTGGTTCTGACCGGTATTATCCCGGTGTTGACCTGACAACCCAGTTTGCGTCCGAGATTGCCAGCTATTCTGACCCGTGGGCATGGATTCACGCGCGGATTTCTGCCGGGAATTTCAGTAAGCTCCACGTGGGCGATTACATCCCGGTCACGTGTACCAACAATCAGAAATTCAACGCTCGGATTGCTGGTATCAACACGTACAAGGGATACGGTGATTCTGCCGTTCCTAACCACATTGACTTCATTTCCGCGTCTGTGTGGCCCACTACCTTCAAGATGAACTTGAAGAATTTCAACAACGGTCTGCCGAGCACGGAAAACCTGACCGGCGATGGAACTACCACCGCGTTTGTCCTTACCAGACCGTTCTCGGCTGTCACCGAGGTAAAGATCGGCGGTACGGCTACCACCGCGTACACCTACGATGCGGACACCCACACGATCACGTTCACTACCGCCCCGGAAAGCGGCGCGGCTATTGTCGTGACGTGCGAAACGCGGGAATATCCGTGGCTCGTTTCCAACGGCTACCATTTCCTCAACAGTCTGGCCGGAAGTGTCCCGAACGGAACCGGAAACGATCCCGAACTGGAAGCCGTGGATTACACCTCTGGCGGTGTATACTATTTCCTTCCCGATGCGCTTAAAAACGTTATCGTGGAAAAGCGGCTCCTGCTTCCCAAGCGTTTCTCCGCGTCCGGTATTCAGTCCAACGATACTGGGTGGGGCTGGGTCAACGCCGGTAAACTGTGGCTCCCGTCCGAGGTGGAAATTGCGGGTGCGCCGATCTGGGGCAATGCCGGATATGGTGCGGGTGGATTCGTCCAGTATCCGCTGTTCGCCCAGAACATGAACCGGAATATTGGCCGCTTCCACTGGTGGAGTTTGTCGTGTTACGCAGGTTCATCCGCGTATTTTGTGCATGTCAACATCGGCGGCCTTGTCTACTACTACTACGCGTCCACCGACCTTCGCGGCCCCGTCTGCTTCCGCGTCACCTGACGCAATCAAGACCCGCCGCCCCTTGTGGGCGGCATAATGAAAGGATCACGCTTACGCAATGAGTAGTGTGCTTGCCCGGTTTCGGAAAATATCTGAAATGGAATTTTACCGAACATCGTATGAATTACGATCCAAATTGACAACGGCTCTTATGAATGAAAATATTGTTCCTAAGAGATACCGGCCAATTTTCACTTTTCCAACTTTGGATATAGCACGGCAGTTGATTGATCATATTATCGTTGCTTTTAACGTTTATCCGAATAAACCGGAATACGTGGATACCCGGAAAGCGATGATTAAAGCGGCGATTGATGACCTTGATATGATTGACGATCAGTTATTGTATCTGATTGAAACACTATTCAAGGGCCGCATAGACGCGGATCACGCCTTGCCGAGTCAGATTGAAGAATGCGGAGAATTGATTGACCGGGCAAGACCTCTTCTCGTTGCGTGGCGTAAAAGCACCAAACTGATTCAATAATAGGTTATTCTCTGTACGTCTGTTCAATGGCCGCAACAACTGGTGGAGTTTGTCGAGTAACGCAGGTTCATCCACGAATTTTGTGAATGTCAACAACAACGGCAATGTCAACAACAACAACGCGTCCAACGACAATCGCGGCCCCGTCTGATTCCAACGAACTACCAATAAGGCCAGACCAAGTAAGTCTCCCGAAGCGCGAAAAGCTACACGCGGGGACGGAAAGCAGTGCCGGGACTTTGTTTGGAAGGAGAGGATAACCGTCCCCAAAAGGGTAAATACACATATTCCGTATAGGGAGTACGGAGTACCCTCGGTAACACGGGGGCCTTGATGCGGCTGGCCGGACGCTTCTTGCATGGCCGGGGATGGCGATAGGAGGTGAACGAAAGCTCTTCTGTTCGTTGGAAACGTTCACCGAGTACCCGGTTTCATGGCCATTGTCGCTATGGAGTTTACAACGCGCTCCTACAATAACGCTCTACGAGGTGTCTATCCCATTATGACAAGCGCTGAAAGACACGAAGCACGTTACCAAAGGCGCAAGGCCAAACGGGACGCGCAAAGAGCCGCCCGTATTGGAAAGTATGACAACTATGAACGTTGCACAAGCGTTTCCGCATTGATGGAAGCAAACTGGGCCGCGAGAAAAGGAGTCATGTGGAAAGGAAGCGTTGCGCGGTACAATATGCGCTCGTTTCGGAATGCGCGACAATCACACCGTTTACTTGCGGCAGGAAAGGATACCAGACAAGGTTATTACAACTTCAAAATCGTTGAACGCGGCAAATTGCGGGATGTTCACAGTTTGCATTACGCGGAACGTGTGATACGCCGTTCTGTATGTACTAACGCAATGGTTCCGATCCTGTCAAACGGCTTGATTTATGACAATGGCGCGTCCCTTGAAGGGAAAGGTATTTCATTCGCTATAGATCGGATGGCAACTATGTTACACCGATACTGGCGCAAATACCGGGACAATGAAGGGTATGCGCTTGTGATTGATTTTCGGAAATACTTTGATAATATTCAGCATGAACCTATGTTCGGGGTGTATGACCGGCATTTCTACGATCAACGGCTAAACCGGATGTGTCGGGCCTTTGTGACCGGAACCGGCGCAAAAGGCTTGTATATTGGCCCGGAAGACAGCCAGATATCAGCGGTTGCCTACCCGTCAAAGATAGACCATTTGATCAAGGATGTTTGGCGCGTTAAGGTATTTGAACGCTACATGGATGATTCTGTACTGATTATGCGCTCCAAAGAAGACCTGATCAAAGTCCGGGACGCATTGTTTGCAGAATACGCGAAACAGGGAATTATACTGAATCCGAAAAAGACACAGATTGTCAAGTTAAGCCGTGGTTTCACCTTCTTAAAGACACAATTTTTCCTGATGGCGGGTGGACGAGTACTCCAGAAACCCTGCCGTGAAGCAACAATCAGACAACGCCAGAAACTGAAAAGTTTCCGGCGCTTTGTTGCGGAAGGGAAAATGATTGTCAAAGAAGTTGGGTGTTCCTATATGTCGTGGCGCGGATACATGGAACGTAAAGATGCGCACCGGACTGTCCGCAACATGGATAACCTGTTTTTCAACCGGTTCCACACAAAACCGTGGGAAAAGGTGAAGAAAACCAAAACGAAAGGGGTTAGTAAAAGATGGCAGATTATTCTTACATGAATCGCGACCAGATGGAAGCGGAGATCCGTGCCTGTCAGGCCCTTCTGAATGAATCCGATCACAACATCATTCAGACGCTTGAAGGGATTTGCGACTGCACCTCCGCAACCGGGATTATCAATTTCCTCAAATCCATCACAGAGGAAGTGAAGGAAATCATTACGCATCGCCGCGCCTATCGGCAGACGATCCGTGATCTCCGGGAACTGCTGGATGGCGGCGGGGATGATGAACCGGCTACACAGGACGCGGGTGAGTAAGATCCCCGCGTAAAGATTTGATTTGGAGGTGATACCGTATGATCGCGGTATTAGAATTGATTGCACTCTTTCAGAAAGCCCTGTCTGAAAAGTGGGGATATATCTGGGGAGCATCCGGCCAGACATGGACAAAGGCCAAACAGGATGCGGCCACCCGTGAAATGACCGTCAAATACGGGAAAAAGTGGATCGGGCATCGGGTTGCGGATTGTTCCGGCCTTTTTGCATGGGCATTTAAGCAACTGGGCGGGTCAATCTATCATGGTTCCAACACGATTTACAACAAGTATTGCTCCAGTAAGGGCAAGCTGTCCAAAGGAAAACGCGCGGATGGTCAGCCCATCAAGCCGGGAACAGCGGTATTCCTCTATCGGGCCTCGGACAGTAACCGGCATCATATCGGACTGTATATCGGAAACGACACTGTGATTGAAGCTAAAGGAACACAGTACGGTGTGGTAACTTCCAAACTGTCCCACTGGGATGAGTGGGGTGAACTTAAAAATGTAAACTATTCCGGTGTGACCGGGGATGAAGGAGGTACACCTGCTGTGACGGTGCTGAAAAACGGATCAAGAGGGGAAGCTGTAAAGGCCCTTCAAACCCTCTTGAATAAGGCTGGCTTTGATTGTGGGAACGTTGACGGTATATTCGGATCTAAAACCGAAGCCGCCGTGCGTCTGTTCCAAGCATCAAAGGGACTCAAGGTTGACGGGATCGCCGGGGAAGCCACGCAGGATGCGCTGGCTATCGCCGGTGCAACCGTAACCGAGGTTCCTGCGAATGCGGAGGAAGCTACACAGACGGAGAATCAGGCGGCAACAATGATCGCCTTTACACCGAGTCAACTGAAAACTATCACGGAAGCGCACAGAATCCTCGGCGCACTGCTGGGGGTGTAACCGATGGAACAGTTTATGCAGTGGATGCACGATAATTGGTTGTGGCTTGTGTCTTTTGTGACCGTTGTAGGAGGGTTGGTGGTCTATGTGTACAGCCACATAAAAGCCCTTCAAATGGGCGTACAGGCGCTTTTAAGAGCGCAGATGATCGAATATTATAACCACTATCGAGCGAAAGGATACGCGCCACTGTACGCGCGGGAATCCTTTGAAAATTGTTGGGTACAGTATGAGAAGCTGGGCAAGAACGGCGTTATGGCAGATATCCGGGCTAAGTTCCTTGCCCTCCCGACACACGATGATGAACACGATTAAACAGAAAGGAGCTTCATTATGGATTGGAAGAAATGGTTCAAAGCGGCTGGTATTCGCGCCCTGCGTACCTTTGCGGAAGCTATGCTGGCGTACATCGGAACCGGGGCTCTTGTCCTCGGTGACGTGAATTGGATCGCCGCCCTGAGTGCGGGTGCATTCGGCGCGGTCACGGCGATCCTGTTGGCCCTTACCGGCTTGCCGGAAGTGGACACCGGAGTGGAAACCCACCCTCCTGAGGTTAGCAAATAATCAAC